TTGGCCTTGCGGCGTGATGCCATGAACAATTTCGTGGCATGGCTTAAATGTAGCAGGGTTTATGTTAAGATTTGGACAGATTTAAAAATATTTTTACAGAAAGGTGATTTTTATGATGAATTTGGAGGAAATTAAGGCGAGGCTGATAGATGCCAACCTAAAAAAGGTTGCTGAAAAGGTAGGCATCCATGAGGCTAGGGTCTACCGATTGATGTCAGGTGAATCTGAACCAATGTATGAAACTGTCAAGGCGCTAAGTGATTACTTAGAGGGCAAAGACAGGGTGGAAGCATGACTAACTTAACAACAATTTTCCCCAACGGTTTTGCGGCAGCCACAGAGAGCCAAGACCTGATTAACCCAGAGGAATCGTTTCGCCGTCATTGCGAGGCAGCTGGCCTACTGATCAAAGACCAGATCATTGCTGATGGTGAGATTCACCGTGTGGCGCATGTGTCGAGCAAGAAGGGTGCGCTTGATGGGTGGTACATCTTGCACACCAGTGGCAAAGTGCCTGTGGGCATTGCCGGCTGTTGGAAAGAGCCAGTGTTTGAGAGCAAATGGATTGCAGATACTGGCCGTGCAATGTCATTCACTGAGCGCTTTGAGCATGACAAGTGGGTGGCTGAAGTCAAGGCCAAGAAAGATGCAGACAGACTAGCCTCACAGGCGGTGGCCGCAGAGCGTGCAGAGGATGAGGTGGGAACGTATGCGGATGCAAGCAATGACCATCCATACCTTGTGCGCAAACATGTTGGCGCCAACGGGATCAAGATTGATAGGGCAGGCAGACTGGTTGTGCCGGTGATCAATCAGGCAGGCGAGATATTGAGTTACCAAACCATTGATGCAGATGGCAATAAGCGGTTTCTTAAAGGCGGCAAGATCGAGGGCGGGTTTTACGAACTGCGTGGTAACCGTAAGATCGTGTTCATTGGTGAGGGCTTTGCCACTTGCGCGTCTATCCATGAGGCGACTGGATATACAGTCCTTGTGGCATTTGATTGTGGCAACTTGGCCAAGGTGGCTAAGAGCGCCAAAGAGATGTTCCCAGGCTCAAAGATTGTGATCGGCGCAGACAATGACCAGTTCACCGAAGGCAACCCTGGCGTCACTAAAGGCAGGGCAGCTGCGGCATTGGTGTTTGGTGAGATTGTTTACCCATCGTTTTCTGATTCAGACATGGTGGACAATAAGCCCACGGACTTTAACGACTTGCATTGCTTGCAAGGACTTGATGCCGTCAAAGAGCAGATTGAGCGTGTGGCAGGGCCAATGAAGGACAAACTGGCGTTTGAGTTTAGTCGGGCAGATAGCCTGCAACTCACGCAAATCAAGTGGATTGTTGACGACTACATCGAGGCAGACTCGCTCGCGCAAGTGTTCGGTGATCCAGGCGGCGGCAAGTCCTTCGTGTCCATCGACATTGCCTGCTGCGTGGCCACAGGCCGTGCCTGGCATGGCCATGAGGTTAAGCAAGGTAGCGTGTTTTACATTGCCGGCGAAGGGCACAATGGCCTAGCCAGGCGGTTCAAAGCATGGCAGATTGGCAACGGCCAGACCTTGGATGGTGCGCCACTGTACAAAAGCCACCGTGCGGCGCAGTTGTATGACGCCACAGAGGCTGCGGTGGTGGCCGAAAGCATCAAAGAGCTGTCAGCGCAGGCGGGAACCGTGCCAAGTTTGATCATCATTGATACCTTGGCCAGAAACCATGGCGGAGATGAGAACAGCACGCAAGACATGAATGCGTTCATTCAGCACTTAGATACCTACTTGCGCCAACCATGGAACTGTTGCGTTCTGGTGGTGCATCACTCTGGTGTGGCTGACAAGGATAGGTCTAGGGGTAGCACAGCCCTGAAGGGCGCCCTAGATGCGGAATACCGATGCCAGCTGGATAGCGGAACCAAGACCATAGCGTTTGAGTCCAAGAAAATGAAGGATGCAGAAATGCCTGCGCCAAAGAACTTTCAGATCACTCAAGTCGATTTACCCATTCAAGATAAACATAACCTGCCAGTTAAGGGTGCATATCTCACTTCTGTCGACATATCAGGAATGATGAATAACATCCAAAAACGTGTCGTTTTGTCAGGCAACCAGCGCATTGCGTTGAACTGCCTGGTGGCCATCGAAGCCAAGCGTGCTAGCGATGGAATTCAAGGATTTGCGGCAATGGTGGACTATGACGAGTGGCGTGATTCGGCCAAAGAGCATGGCCTGAACGCCAGGCGGTTTAAAGAATGTGTGGAAGCATTGGTTAAGAAAAACATGGCTATGGAGAATTCAGACATGTACCGAACTGTACCGAAATGTACCGAAATCGGTACAGAACGTACAGAGGATTGATGTACCGAAACATGTACCGAAATGTACCGAAACGTACCGAAACGTACCGAAGCAAACCCCCCTTGGTGTACCGAAACGTACCGAAAGGGTATATAAACCCTTCGGGTTTCGGTACAAAAAAGGTTTCGGTACATACCGGCGGGTTTTTGAGTGTTTTTAAGGAGAATTGAGATGGGATCAAAAAAGTTAAAAATGTGGTGCGGAAATCCACCAGATGATCAGATGTGGAGCAAGGTTTGTGATCTGGGAAAGTTTGATGGGATCGGTTGGATTTTGTATTCCAAAGTGCCAGATGCCGACAGCGCATGGCAAAGTTATAAGTTGGTTGCGGATGGCGTAGTGCCAGGCAAGGCGAACTACAGAATGGGATGGAACGGTGAAAGGCTTGCTGATCATCCAAGCGTTCAGTCGCTTCAAGAGTTCAGACCAGCATTAGCCAAAGCGGTTTTGAAAGCATTGGACAAGGCTGTTGCATGATTGAAGTTGAGATGGACATGAAAATTGTGTCAGTGGCCAACATGAGGTTGCATTGGGCGGCCAAGGCCAGGCTGGTGAAGTCGCAAAGGCAGAAGACAAGGATGGCCTTGGCAGCTGTTGCACAGTCCTATGGCGTTGAGATACTGCCAGTCACCGTGGTGTTGACCAGGGTGGCTCCAAGAAAGCTCGATGGGGATAACCTACAGTCTGGGTTTAAGGCGGTCAGGGACGGTGTGGCTGACTGGCTTGGCGTGGATGATGGCAGCGACATGATTGAGTGGCAGTACAACCAAAGGTCTGGTGGGCCGAATGTGTACAAGGTTGAGATTGAGGTGATAACATGACGGTGTGCGCAGTTGCCATTGACGCACCTTCGGGGAAAGCGCCACTTGGTGTGAGTACCTTCTTTTTTTAAGGAGTTTACAAGTGACTGATAACTTGGCGTCAGAAATGACAGTGAAAAAACACCCTGGTGGCCGTCCTGTCGTTTATGGCATCGACAACCCGTGCTGGCAAATCTTATGCGAACAAATCTCGGAAGGTAAAAGTCTAAGCACGGCGATTAAGGCTGAAGGAATGCCATCGTATCAATTGGTGATGCTTACGCTCAGAAACAGCCCTGAGTTCAGAACCATGTACGAAAAGGCCGTAGAAAGCCGTGCAGACCGTTTAGCAGAGGAAATCATTGAACTGGCTGACCAAGAGATGCCAGACGGTTTAGAAGGCCCTATGGCGTCTGCATGGGTGCAACAAAAGCGAATGCAAGTCGATGCTCGCAAGTGGGTTGCAAGTAAGTTGAAGCCTAAGACCTATGGTGATCGCATTGACGTTGCCGTAACCGATAACCGAATCAGCGTCATGGATGCACTCAAAGAAGCAAAGCAACGTGTGTTACGAGATGACAGCAATGTCGTTGATGCAGAGGTTAAAGAGGCGTAAAACAAGGTTATGCGCTTTTTGCATAGATTTTGTAGCGTTACGCACACGCGCGGCTAGCGTTGCGCAGACGCAACGAAAAGAAAGCCAAACAACAAGAAAAGCATCGTCTGCTTTATACAATGACCATTATGTTAAGTTGACCATGAGTTATCCACAGAATTTAGAGTGCTTGAGTATTACAGTTTGAGTTATCCACAGGCAACTGTGGACAACTGTGGACAAACCCCTGTGGACAAGCGCCCACGGCCTGCCCAGCCGGCCGAGGGGGAGGGGGTAGGGCCGGCGCGAAAGGGCCGCAGGAACGGTAGCCCCGCGAACATTTTTTAAAATATTTTTAATTTTATTTTTTTCGTTTAACATCGCGCAAATGCAAACCACGATCTACAAGCCCGAAGACGAACAAGAGTTGATGGCCACTCTGTGGACACCGGCGATTGCCGATGACCCAGAGGCGTTTGTGCTGTTTGCCTTCCCTTGGGGTCAGGAAAATACACCCCTTCAAAACTTCAAAGGCCCACGCAAGTGGCAGCGCGAAGTCTTGCGTGAGATCACCCAGCACATTAAAAACAACCAGGGCAAAGTAGACTTCAACACTCTGCGCAGTGCCGTCAGTTCTGGCCGTGGTATTGGCAAATCTGCCCTCGTGTCCTGGCTCACCATCTGGATGTTATCCACTCGCATAGGCTCGACAACGATCATTTCGGCCAACAGCGAAGCACAGCTCAGAGCAGTCACATGGGCTGAGATCACAAAGTGGTTGGCCATGAGCATTAACAGCCACTGGTTTGAGGTGGCGGCCACCAAGATCACGCCTGCTACTTGGCTCACAGAACTGGTTGAGAAAGACCTGAAAAAAGGCACACGTTATTGGGCTGTTGAGGGGCGCCTGTGGTCAGCAGAGAACCCAGATGCTTACGCTGGTGTCCACAACTTTGACGGTGTGATGGTGATTTTTGACGAGGCCAGCGGTATTGATGACTCAATTTGGGCTGTGACGGCTGGTTTCTTTACGGAGAACACACCGAACCGCCTTTGGCTGGCTTTTTCCAATCCACGCCGAAACACTGGCTACTTTTATGAGTGCTTTAACTCCAAGCGTGACTTCTGGAGTAACAAGGTGGTGGACGCCAGAACGGTAGAAGGCACTGACAAGCAGGTTTACCAGAACATCATTGACGAATACGGCCCCGACAGCTCACAAGCACACGTTGAGGTCTATGGCATGTTCCCGTCTGAAGGTGATGACCAGTTTATACCGGCTGACATTGTGGATGAGGCCATGAGCAGGCCCAAATACAAGGATCAGACAGCGCCAATCATCATTGGAGTTGACCCCGCACGCTTTGGCGCGGATGCAACAGTTATTGCCATCAGACAAGGGCGCGACATTGTGAGGATTGACCGCCATCGAGGTGATGACACCATGACGGTGGTTGGCCACATCATTGAGGCCATTGAGGAATTCAGCCCTGCACTGGTGGTCATTGACGAAGGTGGGCTTGGGGCTGGCATTGTTGACCGCCTGAAAGAGCAAAGGTACAAAATCAAAGGTGTCAACTTTGGCAATAAATCGGCAAATCCGATCATGTATGGCAATAAAAGGGCCGAAATGTGGGGAAAAATGAAGGAATGGCTGCGCTCTGCAAGCATTCCCAAAGATAGGTTCTTGAAAACTGATTTAGTTTCGCCTATGATCAAGCCAGATTCTAGGGGCACTATATTTTTGGAGTCAAAAAAGGACATGAAGGCCCGTGGCCTAGCAAGTCCTGACGCAGCTGATGCAATATGCGTGACGTTTGCGTTTCCTGTGGCTCATAGGGAATATACTGCGAAGGAAAGAACCCGCGCATATTCTGACCGCACGGCAGTTGCAACTTCATGGATGGGAAGTTAGATGGCTACAAAGAAAAATGTCTCTCTCAGCGTTGGCCGTGGCGAAAAGTTGCCAGTCAGCAAAGGTGCTGGCTTGACCGCCAAAGGGCGCGAGAAGTACAATCGAGAAACTGGCTCTAATCTTAAGGCGCCAGCGCCTAACCCCAAGACTAAAGCAGATCAGGGGCGCAAGGATTCATTTTGTGCAAGAATGGGCGCAGTAGCGGCCAACGCCAAAGATGGCGAACGCGCTAAAGCAGCTCTTAAACGATGGAAGTGTTGATATGGC